GTTTTTGAGTTCACGCTATTCCGTTAGACACCGTATATTCAAATTGAATTTAAAATAAAGCATGGCAACAAGAAAAGAAGTCTCAGAACATTTATTTATGACGCCTCAAAACGTTGCTAAATTAATTAAAGATGGCGTATTTGTAACTCAACCCGGAGCCAATCCGCTTGATTTAGATCATTGTAGAAGATCCTATATTGCTTTTTTACAAAATAAAGCAAGATATAACTTAAAAGATGGCTCCGGCGATATAACCGAAGAAAAAACAAGATTAACTCGCGCTCAAGCTGATAAAGCCGAGCTTGATGTTGAAGTTATTGAAGGAAAATTAATTCCTACGGATCTTGTAATTGAAACATGGATCAATTATATAAGTAATTGCAGGGCTAAGCTTTTAAGCTTGCCGAATAAAATAGCTCATTTAGTTATTGCCGTCGATAATTTTCCAGACGCAGAAAAAATTATAAAAGAGCAAGTTAACCAATCTTTAGAAGAACTTTCACAAGATGCAATACCAAAAAAATATAGAGAAGATTCTCTCATCGATAAACAAGATCT